ATATTCATGCTGAATGATACGAGCAGTGATGCCACCATATTCTGCTGTGATGCGTTCACCTGTTCTGGTAGTGTATTCGATCTTAATCTTTTGTGGGCGCTTGAGAGAAATAAAAACGCCTGGTTGTGATAGACAACCTTCTTCAAATAAGATTGTTTCTGGAGAATATTCAATAATCTTTGGGTCAAAGAATGTCTCTGCAAAATCACCATATACAATTGAGAAGATACGATTATCGATTCCAACCTGATTTGCAGATAGACCGATGCCGTTTAAAAATCTAGTTGCGCTTTCTAAATTCTTTGCAAATTCTTCTTTGTTATCTAAATCTTTATATTCCATTGGCTTAGTCAACAATGGATCATCATATGGAATAAGTTTATATTGTAGTTGCATTTTTAATCCTTGAGAAGTTTCTCTCTTTTACAAATTCAATCTTGTTTCTAAATTTAGAATCAAGCACGTCACCCTTATGAGAGATAACAAATACATTTGTATCTTGTACAGATCCTAAGATCTTCATAAGGTTATCAATTCCATCATTATCTAGCGATGAGTCAAACGTCTCATCAAGGATAAGAAGGTTTGTATTAGCTGAATTCTTCATCTTAGCAATCTGACGCCATGTGAACAATAAGCTAAGGTCGATGCGTTGTTTCTCGCCTTCAGAGAAACTAGCATAAGTGAACTCATCTCTGTAACGAGACTTAATTGTTTCGTTAAAGGATTCATCTAAATTAAATAAGACGAAGAAGTCTAATATTTGCAGATATTGATTAACAAGTTTGTTAATCACAGGTAAGTATTGTTTGACAATCTTCGTCTTAATACCAGTATCTTTTAACATCTCGTTAGCAATGTTGTTATAATTCTGTTGATCTATATAGTTCAACTTTAAATCTGCTAATGATTCTTTATTATTTTGTAAATCTGTTAACTCATTTATTGCAACACTAACGTCTCCATCAGTACCTTCAATCTTGAGAATTTCAGATTCTAAACTATCTATACTATTTTGAAGCGCAGTGATAGATGCATTATTTGCAACGATATCTAATTGTGCTTGTTGAAACTTTTCTATTTCCTCAAGTAACGAATTTTCTTTTTCTAAAACGACACTTAATTCTTCCTTGAGCTTCTCAACACCCTGATTAATTTCCCCGATCTTACTATCGCATCGATGCACATGCTCTTGCCTTGTTTCGGCAGATATTTCTTGAGAACAGGTTGGGCAACTAGTAGATTCCACAAAGAAAGCTCTGTTGTCTTGTAGCGTCTTAAGGGAAGATTCAAATTTAATTCCAAATCCGGCCAATTTCTGTTTCTTATTCGCAACGACTTTGAGATCCTTTTGTCGTTGAATAAGCAACTCCAACTGTGTTGAAAGCTGAGCATTTTTGGCCTGAAGATTTTGTATGCTAGTCTGTGAGTTTGAGATGGTCGTCTGCTTATCACGAATCTGGTCTTTTGCCAATGATTCGACGTCGGAAATATATTTGTTTTGTAATCTGATTTTTTCACTAATGATTTCAAGTTGTGTGTTGGCATCTGCAATTTGTTCCTTCAATCTTGCCATCTTCTCTTTAAGAAGTTGGTTCATTCGCGAGAACACTTGAATATCAAGCAATTCCTCAATGATCGTCCTACGTTGGCCAGTTGGAAGCTGCATGAAAGGAGTAAAAGAAGCAGATCCAATTACAACGACTTGATGAAACGATTTGTGGTTAAGCTTCAACACATTCTGTTCGAGGAATGCTTGATAGTCTCGCGTATTCGCTTGTTGATTTAACAGAGTTCCATTCTGATAAATCTCAAAAGTATTTGGTTTAATACCTCTAACAATTTTAAACTCTGTAGCACCAACTGAAAATTCTACCTCTACTACTGCTGCTTTATTATTGATTGAATTCAATAATTGTGGTTTAAGAATATTTCTAAATGGTTTACCAAAAAGACCGAACGACAATGCATCCAATAACGTAGATTTTCCTGCACCATTTTGTCCAATGATTAGTGTGGAATCATTCTTGTTAAGTTCAATCTCTGTAAATTGATCACCTGTACTTAAGAAGTTTTTCCAACGTACAGTCTTAAAAATAATAGCTGCCATTATACCGTTTCTAAATTCTGTGCCTCTACATATAAGCCACGAAGTAATGTCTTTAATTTTTCTTTATCTGCTTCAGTCTCAACTGCATCTACATATGAGTCTAACAGGACTTGTGTGTCATCTAGTTGAATCTCTTCGTCTTCGACATTATCACCTAAAAATTCTGCAAATGATTCTGCAATTTTAAGTTCATAAATTGGTTGTTGTTGAATTCTATCGATGAAGCGATCAAATGAAAAATAGTCTGTCTTCTTCTCTACCACAACTTTTACAAACTGACGATCTAAATGAGTTACATCATACCCATTATAATCTGTTTTTTCATCGTTGTACACTACTTTTGTGTGAAGAGTATATGGATTACGAATAGGTGTAATCTCTCGAGTTTCTGTATCTAATACATGGAAAAATTTTGGATCATCGCAATCTCCCCACGTAAATTCCATTTGAGATCCAAGATAGTGAATATTATCTTTGCTAGACTTCGTATGAAAGTGACCAGATAAAACTGTTTCAAATCTACTAAAGTCTCGTGTGTCCATTCCATGAGGATTTGGAATTCCCTTATACATCTCAAAGCCAGAAAATTCAAAGTGTCCTGCAACAACATCTGCACTACATGTATTAATGAAGTCCATTGTCGATGAATAATTTTCTGGATTGATCCACGGTACTAATGCAATATCTAGTTCGCCATACGTTACTACTGATGGTTCCATATAGATTTTTACACAATCCATATAATGTCCCATTAATTCTTTTAATGAGCACAGTTCATTTGTGTTTTTATAATATACATCATGATTACCTGGAATAATATGCATGCGAATACCATATTCACGCAACTTATCAAGAAAAATACGACGATTGTGTTCTAATGCTTTGAAGTTAACATACTTACGATGTTCATAATAATCACCTAGGTGAATAATGTAATTAATGTTATTTTCTAGTAAGTATGGAAAAAAGATGTCGTTATAAAATTTCTCTTGATACTCCATAAAAATGTCTGAGGAGTTACGAGCTCCACAGTGAGTATCATTGAGGATCGCACATTTCATTGATGATTTCCTGGATTACACTGTCTGTCATAAAAAATTCTAAAGATTTGTTTTTCTTTTCTTTTTTAGCAAATTCTTTAATCTTAGTATCTTTCTCTTTTACTCTAGCAATACGCTCTCTTAGAGAATCAATGAATGCTTGTTCTTGATGTGTATCATCACCTTGAATAGAGGCGATAAACTCTTCAATGCCACTTTGTTCGATGAATTTAAATTTAATGTCTTGTTGTTTCTTTTCTTTTTCAATTCTACGAAGAAATGCAAAGAAACATATTTGAGTAAAGTAAGAGAATGCATTTTGAGTACCTGTTCTAGTCTCTGCATTTGGATTATAGTTAGTGATTGCGCGTAGACAATTTTCTACTGCATCCATAACCATCTCTTCACGATAGGTGTATCTGATAAAGTTTACCTTATGAGATAAACCTTCCGCAATCTTGAGGAAGCAATCAGCAATATAGTTTGGTACGATTGGGATTGTTGTTTTTTCGGTTTTAGCTTTATTGACTAATACTGCGTATTCTTCTAATGCTTTACCGAACTTCTTATTGTCCACGTAATGCGGACGAGCTTTAGGTTCAGTCATGTTCATTCACTCCATTTAAATTTAGGACACATTATATTATACCACATTTTATAGTAAAAGTAAAATTATTTTACGGGGGCCTATGTACAACAGGATATTTTTATGATAAAATATATCTACCCCCCGGGGCCAGGATAATAATAATCTAAGATTTAAAATACATATTACCAGCTATACTTATTCTTCTATCATCAGATGTATAGAATGGGTAAACTCCATGATGTAACACTGCTGGGAAAAAACAAATTAAACCTTCAAATGATTTATCTACTGGAATAGATTCAAATTGCTGTAAACCCAGCGTATCTACATACCCAAATTCAAACATCGATGCTTTAGAATGTTTAGTCTTAAACATCTTAATCTCGTCATCTATATTATATGGAATAGTATGCCATATAACAAATGAATAAACTCCTCCATGTTTATGGAGTGGATTAAATTCATATTTTTTCTGCAGATTTAACCATAATCCTTGCAAATATAAACGTTGATCATCTTCTCGAGTTTGGAACCTACGCATATAGTCAAAATGTAAATTATAACGTTCTGCTAGATCATAAACAAATGGAGTAATAGCATTAACACAATCTTGTCTGTCAATTAAATTGATTTGATCATCTAAATGGCCAGCTAATTTATATGCTACGTCTTCTCCTGTGCCTGTACCTTGAATTTCTTTAATTGCATTATTGAATGGTATCATTATATCTGCTGGTACTCGTGCAGTTATATAACCAGGAGATTTAAATTCATGTGTAGAATAATCAAATTTCATATTATCACTTAGTGGTAAGTTGGTTCATCATCATCATTTGTAATAAAGTTTGGTGCTTTAACCAAATCTGGATCTTTAGCTTGAGAAGAGTCTTGAATAGGGGTTACTCTATCTTCTTCAATGTTGTGTGTCATCTTATGATAGTATAAAGCTACTGCATCATTTACTATCGATTCAATTAAAATCATTTTTCTACTTAGCATATGTTCATCAATATCAGCAAATCCCATCCAGCGTGTAAACATATTAGCTTCGCGAGCAATATCACCTAACTGATGACGTTCGCGATGTACTTTTAATGGGTTACGGATCAAGATCTCTTCTCTATCTTCTCCGACTACTTCTGTTAGGATCTCTTCGCCATTGATTAATTTAATCTGACGAATATCTCTTGAGAGGTTCATGTTAGAGGTACCTCGTGTATTTTATAATTGAACTGTTCTTTACTATATATCTGAATCCTGATACCGGCATGTACAAGAGTAAAGTTCTTCTTTGCTTTCCAATGCAGATCATCTGAGATATCATATAATACGGTATCTCTACCATCATCTGATTTACGAAGACCACGACCAATAGACTGTAGCACTTTAATCTGAGATTTAGACGGAGAAGCAAAGATAATATTATGTAAGTTCTTAATGTTGATACCAGTAGAGAACGTACCTAAAGAAGCAACAATAATTGCATTCTTTTCTTTTTCTGTAATGGAACGAATTGTCTCTCTATCTGTTACGTCTGTTTCACCTGATACATAAAAAACTTTACGATCATCAGATACTTTGTCACGTATCATTTTAAATAACGGTTTACCGTGTTTTTCTACTCTATTAAAAAGAACCAATGTATTTCCAGTCTGATCTACTGCAAGATTCTTAATAAAATTATTTCGTTTCTGATGTGCAATAATAAAATCAATCTCTTCAGCATATGATTTATCTTTCATCGCTTTGCATTCTTCATCAGAATATTTCATCACTAAACAAGCGATATCTAATTTTGCAAGTTTGTCAGAATCCATTAATGCTTTAGTAGTTGTAACTTGATAGACTGTACCAAATACGCCTTCTAAAACTAATCTATGTGTTAATGTACCATCTAAAGTACCAGTTAAACCAAATCTATATGGACAATTTGATAATTTTTCCATAATTGTAGTTAATGATTTAGCTTGGAATGTGTGTGCTTCATCTCCAACTACCATCTTAAAATCTTTAAACCATTCTTTAGGTAGTTTATAGATTGATTGCCATGTACTAATTACAATAGGAGCATGAGTATCTTTTTCTTTTCCACTATAAATCTTGTGAATCATCTGCTCATTAAATGAATCATCATTCTGAGAATAGTTTAAAAAGTCAGATGCCATCTGTTCAACTAATGATGTAGTTGGTACAATAAGCAAGAGTCTTCCATCCTTCACTATATTCATGTAGTGACGAATTAAGAGATAAATTATTAGAGATTTACCAGAAGCGGTAGGAGAAAGCAATATGCAACGCTTATTACGTAGTGCGTGTGTTACTGCTTGATATTGATATGAGTGCGGTGTAAATGGTAGACGAAGATGTTTTTCAACATACGTCTTTACATCTTCCTCATTTATTTTTGTAACTGGATCAGAGAAATTAATTTCAAGTTTGTATCCGCGCTCATCGGCAAAGCGTTTAATATAATCTAAAAGACCAACATATAAAGTATGTGTACGAAGATCATATAATCTAATCTTGCCATCCCACATTTTATTTTTAAATGCAGGCATAAACTTGTATCCAGGTACATAGAATGTAAAATAGTCTGCTAGTTCTTGTCTAACACCACCTTCGCAATCTACTCTTAAGAATACATCATTTACTTTATTGACAACAATTTTATCCATTATCAAATTT